GTGTTATCATTCTATATTGTCTCGTATTTACTTTTACAAAAGGTTCATATTTTTTTATTAAAAGACTTACATTTGGCCAAATATAATTTTCTGAAATTTTATTATCAAACTCATTAACATATTGTAATATTTTATTGAGTATAACCATTGTTTCTAAATTTATTTTTTTACCCAAAAAAGTTTTTAATAATTTAGGATGATTTCCATCATCACATTGGAACAGTATATCAAAATTATCAACAGTTGTCAATAGTTTTTCCAAATCGTTTACATAATTATATTCTAAAGCTTCATTTATCTTTTTATGTTCTAACCAATTTTTTTGATTAAACTCTCCTATCCAGGAGTTATCTCTAATTATGTTAGCAACATAATAATCTATTATCTGTTCATCAGATAATTTTTTAGCCAACTTAACAAATTGATATTTCTCTTTTCGTTTTTTAAAAGATTCTGGAGAAGCTGAGACTTTTCCATTATATTTGAAAAAATCATAATCACCATTAAAGTGTAATTTTAATGCTAGATAGGTAGTATATGCTTCATAATCAGTCATTCTTTTTATCTAACTCATTTTCAATAAGTGCTTGTATAAAAGATTGTGGAGTTATTTCATTACTTACAGCGGCAATAATAAACTCTGCCATCTGAATCTCTTTTTCAATCCAAAACTTCTTACGGTTTAAATCATCTAATTGACTATTATAAAAATCTAGTTCTTTTTGCTTACGGACTTTATTCTCAATAATATCTGTAATAGAAATTATATTTTTACTCATAGTCCATTAATTCGACTAGTTTTTGGTAAATAATTTAATTCTTCAGCATTAACTTGTATCTTATCTTTTAGTCCTTTATCTATAAATCGGACTATACGTTCTGGTTCTATGTCCTTTTCTGCACAGACATATAGAACAGCATCCATATAAGACATCTTTTTGGTTTTTACTAAAGCTTCAACTTCAGCTATAAATGTTTTTGATGTTATTCCTAAACCCATAATATTAATTTAAAGAGTCATCTCCTATCCCTGTTTCAGAGCGACCGGTCGTTGTGGCCTTCACGGCAGGGACCACTTTTGGCGGCGGGATCGCTTTGATAACAAGGTGCGATCCCAAAACCCCGATGCTAGCTACTGTTTAGGCAGCCATTGCATATTCGTAAACGTCATCATTGGCGTTTAAATTTTAGTGTCAGAATCCTCGGAAACATCTTCGGCCGTCTGTCGATCCTGTTTCACCCCCATATCTAGTCGTTTCCATTCCTGTTGGGTATAGTAATACCAATCAGGCATCACTCTACTTCCGTGTACGTCATATTCTCCAAGCCATCGAGCTGGTTTATCTGCCCAAGTTTCATGTTTGGTGGAGGTGGCCGGTACTGCCCCGGCGTCCAGTCCGTCTACTAATGAATCGTCATCAGTTTCTTTCACATTGTTATTTATATATATGTTCATTTAAATATTTGTACATTGTTGGACAAGTTTTAGCAAACTTTGTTATTTCTTCATTTCGGTTGTTCCAATATTTAAATGTTTTTTCTAATGCCTCTCTATTTACATTTTGCATATTACCTCTAATATAATCAGTATAAATTCCATTATGATGGCCGACTGCAATACATTGTAATCCTAGATTAGCACAATTTAATGAATGATATTGATACAACATTCTACTCATATCAATAGTTTCATTTATTCTTCCACTTCTATGTCCTACAAAATTTCTTTCTTCCCATTGGCCACCCGAAATTGTATATCCATCTCCATGACCTGGGAAAAAATGTTCTGGCATTTCTAGTTCTTGTGTATAGTATCTCCAATATTCAGTATCTTCTCTTTGTGAATCTATAAAATGATATGATATAAAATATTTAAAACCATCTGTTTGCATACCCACTTCTCTATTCACACAATCTCTAGCAAATTGATTTATTTGTCTATCATTTTTTTGTAAAGCAATTATTAATCTGTGTATTGTTTCATGTGTCAATAATAATCCAGTAGACTCTAAAGGTTCTACAAAACCATTAGCTAATCCTATTGCTATACAATTTTTTACCCAACACTTTTTATGTCTGCCATTTCTTATATCAATACTTTTATATTCTAATTCTTCATCAGTATTTAAATGTTCTTTAAATTCTTGTAAAGCCTTTTCTTCTGTTGTAAATTTTGTTGAATAAACATATCCAGTACCTATACGATTCCATAATGGAATATTCCAGACCCAACCATTACCTAACGCCGTACAATTTGTAAACGGCTCCATTTGTTTGTCTTTATCTGTATAGGGTAAATGTACTGTCCATGCTTTATCGTTTATAAGAAAATCATTATAAGATACAAAAGGAGCTTTTAATGCTTTACCCAACAATAAGGAACGAAACCCAGTACAATCTACAAACAGGTCTGCTGAATATGCCTTTTCATTATCTGTTACTATTTCCTTTATCCAACCATTTTTATCTAACACAACATCTTTAATAGTTTCTTTTATATGTGTTACATTATCGCACAAATTATCTCTCATCCAATTGCCTAATAATGTAGCATCCATATGATATGCTAAATCAGTTTTTGAATTGTAAGAAGGTATTTTATCGCCCATATAGATTTTATTATTTTCTATTAAGGGCATTTGTGCTGAATATGATCGAGCAAAATCATCCCAAGGCGTTTTTGGGTATAACCACTTTTTAAAGAACCAATCATCCTTACCATATACTAAATTGGACATATCTTCAAATCCAAATGGGTAATGAAATGACTCGCCCTTTACATGAAAATCTGTAAACTTGATTGATGCTTTATATGTTGCATTACATTCAGCCATCCAATCTTCATCTTTCATCCCCAATGAATTAAAAAATAAATTAATATGACCTAACGTAGATTCTCCTACACCTATAGTAGGAACATTTGGAGACTCTATAAGAGTAACATCTATTTCTGGACAAAGTTTATTCAAGGCTGTTGCTGTAAACCATCCAGCAGATCCACCCCCAACAATAACTATACTATTAATCTGCATTAAAATTATTATAAAATTCTGTTATCATTTCTTCCAGCTTGGGTAAATAATCTGCTGGATTCTTTTCAAAGCATTGTACTTCACCATTTTCAGCCACCATCATAATAACTAAATTTTCAATTGGCGTTTTGGTGTGTTCTTCAAACATAGCAGCATAAGCTGCACACTGAGTATAATAGTCCTCATTCCATTCATCCTTCTTCATTGTTGTAGTAGTCTTGAAATCTATAATAGATAATTTATTATTATACTCTGCTATACAATCACAACGACCTGCTACCATATAATCATCAGAAAACATGGACTGCTCTAAAAAATAAATCAATTGAATATTATTATCTATATGTTCTTTCATTTCGCCGAACATACAATAAGCAAGAAAGTTTTTCTCTTTATGTCTTTTGATATCTTCCTTGTTTAAATAATCTTCCACAATATTATGGAAAGCAGTACCTCTACGTGCTGCTTTCATAGAAATATCTTTAGCTACATCTACTCCAACCCTTTCACGCCATTCTTGCAATCCTTTTGCTTTACCCGGCTGCGCTGATAATACGCTCGTGATGCTGGGATATTTGTTACCGTTAGGCGCTTCATAGAACCTAACTCCATTGATATTGTGAACCGGCAAGTCCGGCCACGTTATGTTTTGAAACCCATTTACCATTATATAATCCTATACCAAAAGGACCAGGATAACAAACTATTCTTGGTTTGTCAAGTACCAGTTCGTTTTGGCTATTAAGTAGTTGCGAACTAAGCCACTTCTAATAATGTCGCCATAGTCCATTTCAATCAACGCAAAGTCATCAGGCATTATTTGTAATATACCTTTAAACTTATCCAATCCTTCACGTTGCCCATTTCGTAGGTCTGTTTGTGCCTGATCGCCTGCAAACATTATTTTACTATCTTGACCTACTCTGCTGATAAGAGTATCTAATTCATGGAAAAGCATATTCTGCATTTCATCACATATAATGATACTATTATCAAAAGTCAAACCTCTCAAAAATGATGTAGATATAAACTGAATTGTTCCTTGACCCTCTAACATATCATAGAGCTTATCAAACTCTTGGTCACTAGATAATTCAAACATATATCTCACCAATAAACGGTAGGCATCTTTATACAGGTCACTCTTTTCATCTAGTGTGCCTGGTAAGAAACCAATGTCTCTACTGGGAAGTAGAGAGCGTGTAATTATTACTTTTTCATACTTTGTTGTTTTATCAAAAACTTCTTTAATCGCCAAATACAGCAACAGAAAAGTTTTACCAGAACCAGCAACACCAGAAGCAAATACATTTTTGCCATCTTGATAAGCTTCAAATAGCTTTGTCTGATTGTCTGTTAGCGGATCTATTGTCCGTAGGCTGTTGGCATTAATATACATATTACGTTTCTTTCTGTTTGACAAGAATAGTCCTCCTAAAGGAACTATTTATTATACATCAATGTTTCCATGAGGATGAGATTTTGCAATTTCTCTCATTCTATCTTTAAAAACATCACTAGTCTGATTACCTCCAGCATTACCAGACCAAGTTCTACCTGATATAATACTATTCTTATTAGGTGTAAATATCATTGTCCATCCTTCTTGTTTAAGAACTTCCATATCAGCCACAGAGCAACTTATATCTTCTGCTTCACCTGTTTTTGGATTTATCATTCGGTATTGCAATTTTTCTTCCTCTTTATAAATAGCGGAGTTGTCCTTCAGGAGTTCTATATGCTTCCCATCTTTCCTTACTAGCATGGCCAAGTCCAGGTCTTCCATCAAAAATTCTATCTGTATAGGGTCCATTTTTATCAACATAATGTAAAAAAACTTGTTGATGCCAACTGCCAACTGGAGCTACAAATATATCTCTCCAATGTTCAACATCACATCCTTTATATACTACACCCTCACCAGCTTTTAAGTCAAAAGGAACATCAGCTTTAGATTTAGTTTTTACCCATATTGGCCAATTATAATCTTCTGGCATATCTTTATAATTATAACCTAAACATATTGTAGCAGATATTTCACAACTAGGTCTATCAGTATGTATTTCTAAATCATCTCCAGGATAATAAATTCTATAATAAGAATATGTTGGTAAAAGTTCTAATTCTGTAAGTTCTTCTACTTTAGGTAACATAAGTACCAATAACATTTCCATAAATGGATCACCATATTTATAGTGAGAGTTTGGAGACTGTTCATCTATTTCTTCCGGTGGATATCTTTTTATATCCATTTCACCGTATTTACAAGACATTATAGCCAAATCTTCTGACAAAAAAGTGCCTTTCATATATCCATTATTTTCAAATTCGTTCATTTATACCATCCCCATACATTATCTGCTATACTAATTCTTTCATTATTCCTAAATTCTAACACCTTATCAAAAACCATAGATTCACAAATATGTCCAGAAAATAAACCAAAGTGTTTCAATTTAGGATACCAATTTGTTAATTCACTTGTAACCATATCAGCTGATGTATAAGAATCTATAAAAATAAAATCTAAAGAATAATCAGCAAACTGGTCTACTATGTCGTTGCTATCTCCATCATATATTTTTGCTTTATCTCCATGACCTGAATATTTTATATTATGAATAGTAAGTAATTTATTTAATTCTGCATCTTTGGCTAAAACAGTATGTCCTTTTTCATCTAATTTTATTTTATGGGGTCTCCACCAATCAACTCCATGTAAAGTTTTTACTGTGGGACAATTTTGAAGTATTGTGCAAAAAC